GAGTTAACAAAAAGTCAAGTGGCGGAGAGAAAAGGAATTAATAATAATCCTAATCCGCAACAGATAGATAATTTAAAAGCATTGGCTACAAATATATTACAGCCAGTTAGATCTCATTTTGATAAACCATTGATCATATCGTCAGGATTTCGTTGTGCAGAATTATGTATAGCTATAGGCAGCTCAGTTAACTCACAACATGTGGCAGATGACAATGCAGCTGCAGCAGACTTTGAAATACCGGGTGTAGATAATAGAGAATTAGCAAAGTGGATTAGATCAGAGCTTGAATTTGACCAGCTCATTTTAGAATTTTACAAAGATAACGAACCAACTTCGGGCTGGATACATTGTAGCTATTCTACTGATCACAATAGAAATCAATCACTTAGAGCATTAAGAGAAGACGGTAAAGTTATTTACAAACCTTGGATAGAATAATTACTGGTCCTCATCATTCCAACGTTCATTTATTTTTTCAGCCATCCAAACAGCAATAGGTATGCATACTATAAAAGTATATTCAGCTGCTCGTAATATACTAACATCCCAAAGTTCCATAATAAGATGATGAATTAATATTGGTGCAAAGCCACCGACACACAACAAGATTGTCATTCTAATATAAAAAGGAAACATCATTGTGGTGGTTCATCTCCACAGATATATCCAATAACTTGTTTACCTTTGTACTCGTGATAATAAAGATTACTAAATAGTTTTCTTTTCTTTGCTTCTGTAATTTTTACATTGTGATGATACCAGGACTCACAACTTTCTTTTGATACTATTTCAAAAGATTCTTGTTTAATATCTCCCATGGTTGTTAGATATAACAACGTAATAATAGTTACCTTTTCAAACATTAGATCCAGTCTCTCAACTCTTCACCTAAGATCTCTGACGCTATGTCAATTTTTTTACGTAGTGCTTTGACTATCTTTTCATCTACAGTCTTTTGAGCGATAAAGTCAACATAAGTTACAGATTTCTTTTGACCTATCCTATGTGCTCTATCCTCTGACTGTAATCTTTTTTCTAAATCATAGCCGTTAGAATAATAAATCACCGTGTTGGCTTGTGTCAATGTAATACCATAACCACCCGTTTGTGGATTACCAACGAAGAATCTAACCTTGGAACGTGGATCTTGAAACTCTGTAATATTCTTTTGTCTAGTCTCAGAATCAATAGCACCATAGTAATCTACAACAGACTCTTCTCCATACTTTTTAATGATACACTTAACTATTTTTTCTATGTCATAGATATAGTTGGCCCAAATAATAACTTTACCTTCTACTTCTTCAAGCACATCCATAAGTTCATTAAGTCTATTGTTTTTTATATCTTCTGTTTTACCATCATCTAATTTTATGTGGCCACAAGTTATTTGATGTAGTCTCATCATTTGAGTTAATACATGTGGAGCAGAAACTCTTTTACCTTTTAATGCAGTCAAAGCTATTGACTTCATAGAATTGTAATGACTTTGTTGTTCGGGTGTAAGTTCTACTTCTCTCTTTATATATATTTTATCAGGTAGATCTAAGCAGTCTTCTTTTAATACTCTGTATGAAAATGGTTTTAGATTGTCGGACAGCTCATCTAATCTTTGATAACTACCCACAATCTGTACTTGTCTACCACCAAAGTTTCTACTAACCATATGTGCATATCTCTGTCTAAAAGCATAATAACTACCAAAACCAAGCAAGTGTTCATTCAAAAATCTACATTGACTAAACAAATCTAAAGGTGATTTGGTGACCGGAGAACCTGTCAAAATACGTCTATAACGGGCCATAGGAGCCATTGTAGTGATGGCTTTTGTTCTTTTGGCTGTAGGGGTCTTAATAGTCGTAGATTCGTCTACAGCGAGCAATACGTCGTGGCAACGCATAAACTTTAAGGCAAAATCTTGTCCTCTTTTTGTCGAAAAAGCCTCAACATTCATAACAAGGATGTGAAGGTCATAATCTACTTTAAACAGTTGTTGGTACTCTTTATCCTTTTTCTTGGATGTCGAAGCAGTCCATAGTACAGATTTATAATCAATATGGCCAGGCATATGATTAGGTATTTCTTGTGAATACCAGTTGCGATACACACCCTTTGGCGCTATAATTACGGCCGAATTTATTTTACCTTTATCATATAGCATAGCAATATTATCAATAAGAACTTTTGATTTACCAGTTCCCATCTCCATAAAGTATGCATAGTCTTCTTTATCCCAAGATTTTTCTAAAGCAGTAAGCTGATGCTTATATGGTTTAGTCTTAAATTTATAATTCATAATTTTTTTATTCTTTCTACTTGACACATATATAGATATTCCTATATAAGATGTCAAGAGAAATAGAAATGAAAAATAAAATATTTGAATTATACAAACCTAATTCTTTAGCAGAGTTCTTAGACTTTTATAAAAAGAACCCTGAAGAAAGATTTGTTTATGTAGTTCAACAACCAGCGCCTAACATAAATATATTGAGTGCATCGGACTTTGGATATCTTGTAATATGTTTGCCAAACAGAGAGCAAGCTATATTATCTGCATCACCTTACGTACATAAGATGAGAAAAAATCTTAGAGACATAAGAAGTCAAGATTATTTATTAGCTGTAGGTGATCCTGTAATTATAGGTATATCTACATCGATGGTAAGTAAAGCTACCAATGGTAAATACAATATGTTAAAGTGGGACAGACAAGAAAAAAGATACTATCCATTGGAGATAGATGAACAATAGAAAGGAAAATATGTCAGAAATAGACTTCGAAAAAGATCAACAAAAAGTAGCTGAGAACACAGACCTCAGTGCTTTATCAATACACGTAGAAAAAATTATGGATCTAGATAAACAACTAGAGCATCAAGAAAACGTGATGAAAGAATTAAAAAATCAAAGAGATAAAATTAGTTCAGAGACTATACCTGCGATATTAGCAGAACAAGGATTACAGTCTTTGAAACTTGCTGATGGTACTGTATTAGAAGTAAATAAAAAATACAGCTGTACCTTACCAAAGGATCCACAGAAAAAAGCATCAGCGTATCAATGGCTTCGAGATCAAGGGTTGGGTGACATCATTAAAAATGAAGTCGCAGTAACATTTGGTAAAGGAGAAGATAACAAGGCGAAGCAACTGCTGGACCTTGCGGTCGGCAATGGGTATGAGCCAACTCAAAAAGAAAAGGTTGAGCCCATGACATTGAAGGCCCTATACAGGGAGCGTGTTGAGGCCGGCCTCGACATGCCTTCCGACTTCTTTCACTTGTATGTGAAAGATGAAACTAAAATGAAACGTTAAAGGAGAAACATGGCAAACGAAACGGGAAACGTGGTAAAAAAAGAAGCAAACTTACCTGTAGCAGGTATGTTTGAACAAGACGCTTCTCAAGGTTTAGAAAATATGGATCAGCAAGACCTTGCTCTTCCATTCTTAAGAATCTTGGGACAGCTATCGCCGCAAGTAAATAAGAGAGACTCTAAGTATATAGAAGGTGCCGAACCAGGTATGATCTATAATACTGTGACTCACGAACTTTACGACGGCACAAAAGGAATCAATGTAGTTCCTTGTTATTACAAGAGAGAGTACATTGAATGGCAAGATAGAGGAGAGGGTTCTGGTGCACCTGTAGCAATACATGCTGCAAGTAGTGGCATCATCAACGAGTCAACTCGTGATTCAATCAATAAAGATAGATTGAAGAATGGTAACTATCTTGAAAACACTGCATCGTATTTTGTGATAGTGTCTAAAGACAATGGGGCAGAGACTGCTCTGATCACAATGAAATCGACACAGTTAAAGGTGAGTAAAAATTGGAACTCAATAATGAGTGGTATTAAATTACAAGGTAAGAACGGAATGTTCACACCTCCAATGTGTTCACACTTATACAACTTAAAAACAGTGCCTCAGTCTAACGACAAGGGTAGCTGGTTTGGTTGGTCTGTGTCCAAAATAGGTCCTATACAAGATAAGGCCTTGTACGAGCAAGCAAAAAGTTTTGCAGATAGTATTAAAAAGGGTGCTATTCAAGCAAAACATGGTAAAGAAGAGACTACGGACGAGAAATCTCCGTATTAATTTTCCCCCAAGGAAAAGGGGCGGTGATGGGAGACTGGACCCGCCCCACAAAAAAGAAATAGAATGACAGAGAAATTTAAAAAGATATTTGAAGGATTGACGATAGCTTATGGTCAATATCAGAAGGGAGAGAAAGATGATAATGGTAAACAAAAAGGTAAAGCCTTCATTGTACGTAAGCAGGTTTCGAAAGAACTATTTGAAAACCACCTTAAAGGTGATGGACCTGCGCTCGGAATTATCCCGATTACGGAGACGAATGATTGTAGGTGGGGTTGTATTGATGTCGATGAGTATAATCTTGATCACAAGTCTCTTATATCTAATATTCGTAAATTAAATCTACCACTAGTAGTTTGTAGATCTAAATCAGGTGGAGCACACTTGTTTTTATTTGCGAAGGATCTTGTTCCGGCAGCCCTCATGCAGAGAGTTCTAAAGCGTATAGCTAAAGTTCTTGGGTATGAGGGTTGTGAAGTATTTCCAAAACAAGTTGAGATACTCGTGGAACGTGGAGATACAGGTAACTTTCTAAATTTACCTTATTACAATGGCACAAAAGGTTTACGATATGCATTAGATGATGAGGGTAATGCTGCTAGTTTAGAATCATTCTATTCTATGTATGATAAGTATTCTCTCACAGAGACAGAAATAAAAGAAATTAAATACGAAGAATCAAAACTACAAGAGTCTTTTCCTGATGGACCACCTTGTTTAAATAAATTAGCAGAAACAGGATTTGGTGAAGGATCTAGAAACAATGCACTATTTAATATAGCTGTGTATTACAAACAAGCAAAGCCAGATTCTTGGGAAGATGAATTAGTAAAAGCAAATATAAAATATGTGAGCCCAGCACTAAGTAATAGTGAAGTTCAACAATTGATTAAATCTGTAAATAGAAAAGGCTATGACAAATATAGATGTAAAGATGCACCTATAAATGCAGTATGTCAGTCTGGTTTATGTAGAACAAAAAGATTCGGTGTAGGATTTGGTGAAGAAGAAATGCCTTTGTTGGGTAATCTTACAAAGTATACATCAAAACCACCACAATGGTTTTTAGATGTAAACACAGACAGAATAGAATTAAAGTCAGAACAATTATATAGTCCACCTTTGTTTGCATTGGCTTGTTTAGATCAAGCAAACTTAGTTGTACCAGTTCCAAAAGCAAAGGACTGGAAACAATATTATCTAAAACCATTACTACAAAATGTTCAAGAGATAGAACCATTGGAGTCTTTGGATTCTACAAATGTAATATTAGATTTATTGCAAGACTGGACAACAAACAGACAATCAGCAAGAACAATAGATGATGTGTTTAACAAGTTACCTTTTACAGATGCTGATAGAGAATTTACATATTTTAGAATGGAAGACTTTTATAATTTTTGTAAGCGAAACAATTGGGAGCTAGATAAAACTAAGACAGGTAATCTACTAAAACAGTTAGATGTATTTGTTGAAGAGTCTAGAGTTAGAGTTAAGAAACAACAACCAAGGCTTATAAAAATAAAAGCACTAAAACAAATAGAAGCAAGCACATCACAAGTAAAATATGAGGAGGAACATTTCTAATGAAAGGCACGAACTGGAAGTATCACTGGCACATAATAAAAGAACAACTTGATATGGCACAAGCAAAGATAAAAAGATTAGAGAGAAAAATAAAAAAATATGAAAACAATAATATTAGGTCCACCGGGCACAGGAAAGACAACAACACTACTGAATCTAGTAGACGAGTTCATACAAAAAGGAGTGCGGCCTAGACAAATAGGTTACTTTTCTTTTACCAGGAAAGCTGCAAACGAAGCAGCTGAGAGAGCGGCAAAAAAATTTGAACTTGACAAAGATACTGATTTAGAAAATTTTAGAACACTACACTCTTTTGCATTTGAGAAACTAGGTATGTCAAGAGAGAAGATGATGTCTCCAGCAGACTACAAAGAGTTTGGCAAGAAGTGTAACATACCTATCAAGACAGCAAAGTACTCAAGTGAAGACGGCACATTTAATTCTGATAATGAGTATCTAACAATCATAGAGACAGCTAGAGTAAAACAAATAGACTTGCTAAAGTATTATGACTCTAGACAAAACATATTAGACATAGAAAGAAATACTTTGTATCTATTATCAGAAGAATTAAAAAGATTTAAAGAAGAAAAGAAAAAGAAAGACTTTACAGATTTAATT